GGAAAAGCACCTAAGAAAGCAAAACCAGGAACTCAGTCTACTAAAATAAAAATGAGTACAGGCCTTTCTACTGTTGCAAAAGCTCAAATACTTACTATAGCGGGAGGAGCAAAACTAAGTGCTCGAAGGGGCAGACGTAAAAGTAAGGAAGAAAAAGGAGCAGACTTAAATCTGACAAAACTTAGATCGAATATTAATAGGTCTTTGGGTGCAGAAGTTAGAAGAAATATGGGGAAACCTGCTTTAACTAATAGAACAGGAGAATTTTCAAATAGTGCTCAGGTAGTAAATCTACGAGACACAGGCAGAACAATAACGGCAGAATACACCTATACTTTAACTGGTGGTGGAAATAGCAAAAACAGTTCTCAAGTATACTCTACTTTTGAAAACTCTGGAAGATGGCCTACAGGTTATAATCCGAAGCCTTTAATAGCTAAAAGCATACGAAACACAGCACTAAAGTATACGGAAAGAAAATTTACACTTAGGAGAGTATAATGGCACATAGAACGCAAAGAAAAAAGATAGCCGAAGCTCTTGTAAACAAAATAAAAGAAATTGATGGGAATTATCCATTTAATTCAAACATTTATCAAAATGCTGATTCACGATTAGTATTTTTAGATGAGATACAACAATACCCCAAAGTATGTGTTGTAGCAGGCGATGAGGTACGACAGTATCAGCCTGGAGGATTTAAATGGAGATTCATAACAATAACAATAAGGGCGTATGTAGAAGATGCAAATGACCCTCAAGAAATTTTATCATTATTACTTGAAGACATCGAAAGAGTTGTAGACGATAATGATATACTGGTGTATGATGATACTGTATCACCTCATCTAGAAACAACATCTGCGACTATTACTTCAATAAGCACAGATGAAGGAGTTATTACTCCATTAGGTATAGGTGAAATGGTAATCGAAGTACGATATTAGGAAACAGGTAAAGCAGAAAATTCTCGCTAAACCCTTTCCATTATAAATTATAGGAGATAAGCAAAATGGCTTTAAATCTATCAAGAAATACCCAGGTATTTGTTTCAACAGCTAACGGAGTCCACGCAAGTGGTGGATCTCTTATAGATGTCGATACTTTTACTGGAGGTACAGGACACGCAGTAGGAGATGTAATTACTTTAAACGACGGCGTAAAAGTTATAGTTACAGAAATAACAGGAAGTGGAGTTGTCAATAAAGTTCAAATTCCTAATAACTTTAGAGGAACAGGACTATCTGATGATGATACACTTACTCAAACAAATGCAGCCGCATCAACAGGTACTGGAACAGGTTTTGTATGTGCAGCAAAAGGAGTAACTTCTTTGACCGCAGATGGCTCAAGACAGCCTACAGGACTTTTCAAAGGTAATGGATCAGCAGCAAATACTTTTAAAATGGGAGTATTAGATGGCTATAGTTTCTCACAGAGTTCAGATTCTACTGACGTAACAATTAATGAAGCGGGTGCAACCCCAAGCAGAGGCTCAAAAAGATTCAATGATTCATTGGCTCCAGCTGAGTGGTCATTCTCAACTTATGTAAGACCTTTCAAACATGGTGCTAATAGTATAAGAACTGAAAATCATATGGATATGTGTGAAAATATTTTATGGGCTGCTATTGCAGGTAAAGATATTACTGGAGGTGCCTTAAGCGGAACTTCAGCAACTGCTGTAACATGTGATGGTACAGATGCAGATGTGTCGTTCGTAAGATCAGACCACCATGAAATGTTAAAATTAAATATTTTCTTTGTATTAGAAAATACTACATATAGACTAAATGACTGTCAAGTTAACCAAGCAGAGATTGATTTTTCAATCGATGGCATAGCTACTATTGCTTGGTCAGGAAATGCAACAACTATTGATCAGGTAACTTCAGCTATTGAAGACCCTTCAAAATCAATAGAAGTAACTAAAGGAAGTGGTACTGCAGCTACAAGTGCAGCTGTCACAGCAAAAACTTATATTGAAGGTTATAATTTTGTAGATACTACAGCTTCTTCAGATGCTGACTATTTAAGAAATAAACTATCTACTTTAAGTTTAACTCATGCTACAACAGGCTCAGGCTCTGCTGAAGTATTAGACTTATTAGGAAGTGGAACAAAAACTTATGCAATCAATATTACTGGTGGTTCATTAACCATTGCTAATAATATTACTTATGTTACTCCAGAAACTTTAGGGGTTGTTGATACTCCGATAGGTTCTTTCTCAGGAGCAAGACAGGTAAGTGGTTCTTTAACTATGTATTTAGACACTAAGGCTGATGGTTCTAACGAACTATTGTCTGACTTAACAAAAGCTACAGATTTAGTTAATACTTCATTTGATATGAGCATATTTATGGGAGGAGCATCAAGTGCTACACCATTAGTAGAGTTTGATCTACCAAAAGCTCATTTACAAATACCGTCAATTGAAACAGCTGATATTATATCATCTACAGTTGAATTCGCGGCTCAAGGTACTGACTTATCAACAGGTAATGAGTTAACAGTAAAATATAAAGGATTAACTAAACATAGTGATTCTGCATATGCCAATAACTATACTGTATAAACATGGCAACGTACAATCTACTTCGAGAAAGTAGTGTACACATCGTACACAATGGGAGTCGTTATTTAATTAAAACGACTCCTGAAGTGTCGTTCTCACAAACATTCGCGGAAGATGCATACGAAGTAAAGACTTTGCACGATCAAACAAAGATGTTTCAGGGAACAAGTATAACAAAAGCAAATCCCGCAAACTTTAGTTTTGCAGTTCATCTAACTCAAGAGAAAGATGAAACAATTGTAAAAAGTCTTCTGACTGATTATGATACTACTAATGGAGAACAATTATTAAAATCGTTCGACTTATATATCGTAACCAGCGAGAGCACCTTCAAATTAGAAGGATGCGTAATTACTCAAGGAGAGTTTAACTTAGCAAAAGGCTCACCACTTATATTAACTGTAAGTGGAAATGCACAAAAACTAAGTAGAGTGGGAAATGCCAGCTTTTCGCTTCCAGGTTCACTGGTAAGCGCTAGTTCGACAAGAACTCCCACCCTTTCGCTTTTAGATGTAGAAGTAGGTTCAGTAGATGTACCGAATCTTGCAACTACAACTTTACAAGTGCAAAATAATATAGATTGGACTCCTTATGAGACATTACAAAATAGTTTGTCAGTTACTAATGCAAGTAATGCAATGTACCCGACAACTTATACATTAGGAGATAGAGTAGTAAGTGGAAATATCACACAATATATAACAAGTGATAACTCTGCTACTTTTCAATCGTTTAATACTTCAGAAACAGTAGGAATAAAAACCGTAGTAAATGGTTCCACGTTTTTAAATGCAAACTTAGCAGGATGCATGTTTACAAAACGCTCCAATGTTGCTGAAATATACACGCAGACTATAGACTTTAGATTAGTTAATAGCCCTGCAAATTTAGGAACCATTATAACATATTAGGAGAAAATAAATGGATTTAAAATCATTACTGGTAGACAGTAAAACAACTTGGGCTGAGTTCCCAGGATTAGATGGATTTGAAGTAGAACTTGCAAATCTATCGAGAAAAGAATTAGTAAACTTAAGAAAAAAGTGTACTTCTAGCAAGTTCAATAGAAAAACAAGAGGTTTTGAAGAAATTTTAGATGATGAGAAGTTTGTAAAAGAATTCACAGAAGCAACTGTAAAAGGTTGGAGAGGTTTAAAACTTGGTTATTTAGAAGATCTTATACTAGTCGATTTAAAAGGACAAGATAGAGAGATGGAAATGGAATTTTCAGAAGAGAATGCACAAATACTGGTAGAAAACTCTTCCGAGTTTGATAACTGGCTCAATGAGGTAGTCTTTGATTTAGAAAACTTTCGCACAAAAGAACAAGCGAAAACTTCACAAAAGTCTGGAGACGTTTCTAAATAATAAAGATATTGGCATGACAAAAGACCAGTATCTCATGATGTGTGAGCAAACTGGTGAAGAAATAGACTGGGAAAAATGTCCTCCTGACTGGGAGGATTTTCCAGATTTAATAGTAGATACCTTAAACATATTTAATAGTTTAGGAGATAGAGTTTATGGGGATGTTGGGTATGTTGGTAAAGATTTTACTAACTTAAACTTTCTTATAGATATTTACAAAATACAAGAACATCAAATAGAATTTATATTTGAGTTGATACTGTGGTTAGACAGTAGAGCTATCGAGAAATCTCAGAAAAGACTAAAAGCTGAGTACGATAAAATGAAAAATAAAAATGGCAGATAATAAAGTAATAATTGAACTACTAATTTCCGAAAAAGGGAAGAAAGTATCTATGGTTGAAAAACAAACTGCCAAACTTACTGAAACAACTAAAAAACATAGAAAAGCTCAAGATGACTCTACAAAATCAGGGAGTAAGTTTCATAAACAGCAAAAAGGTATAGGGCAGACAAACTTATCCTCTGCAAAAGGTTTTTCTAAATTAAACCAAACAATTGGTGAAGGCGGTTCTTCTGGTCTGGTAGGAGCGTACGCTACTTTAGCTGCTAACGTTTTCGCGGCCACAGCTGCTTTTAATGCGTTAAGACAAGCTTCTCAAGTTCAACAATTAGTAGAAGGGTTAGAAGCTTTAGGAAGGGCTTCAGGAGATAACCTAACTTTATTAGCAGATAGAATAAAAGATGCTGCAGGACAAGCCATCGCATTAGACCAAGCATTAAGAGTAGCGTCTGTAGGCGCTTCTGCCGGATTTAGCGGAGAGCAGTTAGAGGGATTAGCAACAGTTGCTAGATCTGCTGCTATAGCACTTGGGAGAGATGTTGGAGATGCGATTGACAGATTAGCAAGAGGTGCTGCAAAACTAGAACCAGAAATTTTAGATGAATTAGGTATATTTGTTAGATTAGACGATGCTTCTGCAAAATACGCGGCCAGTTTAGGTGTAGCCACTTCTGAATTAACAAGATTCCAACAAAGACAAGCCTTTGCTAATGAAATTATAGATCAGGGGTCACAAAAGTTCTCAGAAATTGGCGATAATGTTGACGTATCTCCTTTCGATGCTTTAGCCGCTACTTTAGGTGATTTATCTCGTACTTTCACAGATTTTTTCAACACTGTATTAGGGCCTATAGCAAGCTTCTTTTCTAATAATACAATTGCATTAACAGGTTTCTTTATGGCCATAACAAAGGGCATAATGAATCAGGCCTTGCCTATGCTTAATCAGTTTGCTGCAAAAGCCCAACAAGGTGCAATGTTACAAGTTAAGCAGGCTCAGGCTGCTGGTAGACGAATTGATAAAGAAATACAAGGGCAGAGAAATTTACTTAAACCTATAAAAAATAGTGAGCTGGCTTACAATAAATTATTTGGAAAAATGAAACAAGGCACAGCAACTACTGCTGAGCTAAAAGCAATGGAACAAAGTTTAGCTTTATCAATAACACAAAGACAAAGACAACTTCTTGGAGGTAGTGCAAAAACTCTTGCAGCAAGACAAGCAGAGTTACAAGCCACAATAGCTCAACAAATAGAACTACAGAAGCTAATAAAGTTAGAAAATAGCAGAGCAGGTAAAAAAGGAGATATTAGAATTGCTACTGCAGGAGCAAAGTCAAAAAGAAGCGAACAAGCAGTATTTAGAGAATTAGATAAAGACCCAAGTTTTAAAGGGTATATGAGAGCTTTTGGACTATCAGGGCTTGCCCAGAAAAAGTATAAAAAGAATTTAGGAGATTCAATAAATTCAACTAAGTTATTTGGATTCAATTTAGGATTTTTAGGTAAAGCAGCTAATAGAGCTCGACCTGCAATATTTGGATTTGGATTAACTTCAAAAATAGCAATTAAAGGAATATTTACAGCAATACCTGTTATAGGACAATTACTATTTGCTTTAGATTTATTAATTGTTGGGCTTAAAAATACAATTAAATTTTTTGCAGGATTTCGTGGTGAAGCAAGTCAATTAGAAAAAGCAACTGATGCTTTGACTTCTCAAACACAGTTCT